GCTTGTTCTCTTAATTTAGTAAATGTTTTTAAGTCTGCTTCATTAAGCATAGCATTAACGCCTAATGATTGGCCTACTGCTACCATTGATTCTTGTAAACCTTTAGTTGTAACAGCTACATCTCCAGACAAATTAGCTATATCAGTTAATTCCATTCTTAACTGATTGGCACCAGTATAAGATAAATCAAAAGATTTAGCTAGATCTCCTGCTGATGAGTCTGCTATTTTAAAAGCATCTATAATTTGATCTATTAAAAATCCTGTAACTACTAATGGATCTGTAAGATTTGTTTTTAGTGAACTCCCCATAGAGGATATTCCTGATTTTAAAACTTTAAATTTATTAGAGAAGGAATTAGCATTACCACCAGCTTTTCTAATTTCCTCAGCTGTTTCTTCCATTTTTTTCTTAGCTTCATCTAATCCTAATTGATTAGCTAATCCACCAAAACCTAATTTATTTAAAGCTTTACCTATACCTTCAACTGCTGCTCCTCCTAACCCTAATAATTTTCTTTCATCTTCTAATTCTCTATTTATTCTATCTAAAGTAGATACTAAAGTATTATAACTATGATTTTGTCCTTCTAATGTACCTGTTATTTCATTTTGAGTATCTAAATTATGTTGTATATTTTTTTGAATTTTTTCTTGTAAAGAGTCAAGTTTAATATATCTTTTCCATTGTTCTTCATTTAAATCACCTATAGCTTCTAAACTTGCTATTTCTCTTTGTACATTATCTAATCTAGATTTAGAAGTAGAGTATTGAGTTTCTAATAAATCTAAAGCATGTTTAAGTTTTATTGCTTCTTGATTTGATTGTGCTTTTAAATTTTCAACATCTTTTATAGATAATTTAGATATTTCTTTTTGATGATATTGTACTTTTTCTGCTATACTAGCTAATTTATTAAAGGACTTACCTGCTTGGTTAAGTCCCATATCCGTTTTTCGAATTTCTCCTACAACATTTTTAAAGGCTACAGCTGCTGAGCTAATATCAGAAGTAAAATCTCTTGCTTCTTCTCTTAAACCTTTAACTGCTAATTGTGCTGATTTTAGATCTCCGGTAAAATTTTTAAAACTAGCTTCAGCCGCAGTATCATTTAATAATTTAGCTAATCTTATACCTTCTTGTAAAAGATCATTAAGCTGTCTTTGTTCTTGTGGAGTCATTTATTAAATATATATGTTATAAATATTAAAATTTATAACTTTATTTATATTTAACTTTGGATTTATTAGAAGCCGCAGTTGATGTAGATTTAGGAATTTGCACATCTTTCCATGCTTCTCTATTAACATTACCTGATGGATCTACTAATGTAGATTTATTACCTTTACTTTTAGAAGAAGTTTTTTCATATTCTTCAGTTTCTTTTTGATAAAATTCATTAAGTTTATTAAAAGTAAATTGTCTTAACCATCTAGGCATGTTATAGATAGTTTCCCAATCATATCCACCCTTTCCATGAAATACAATTTCATGGATTTGGGTGAATAAATTAACCCTAGCTATAGGAGCTATCTCAGAAGTCAGGCCAAAAAAACTTAATTCCGATAGGAATTTCGACTCTATCGGTACTCCCGTCGGGAAAAAAAGTTAAGTCTACGTCGGGTTGTGTATCTTTGATATGCTTTCTTAACTCTCTTGAATCTCGAGCTAAGAGCTGATTATCAACAAACTCTCGTATTGTTTTGGGATCGCGTTCACCTCCAACTGAGGTGATCAAATATTTAAGACGGGTGGAGAGCTCTGCAGAAGCGTTTTTATTAATTTTTTTAAGGCCGTCTAATTCGGCTTGTATCTTTTGCTCATCTCCATGAGTTAAGATTTTATAAGTGATGTTTGTGCCCGTTGACGGTAAAGTATATGCGAATTCGTTAACACCTTTATTAAAACATTCAAATGGTTTATTTTCAATTTGAGTTAAATCAATAGTGTTTTCTTCTCCATTATAAGAGAACGTATAGTCTTTACCATAACCTAAAATACGAGCTGCTACCATAATAGCATTTTTGTCGCCTGTAATTAAATCATTGTAGTTGATTTTGCTTACAATAAGTGATTGTAATAGTTTATCTAATACAATACCTTTTTCAATATATGATTGATTAGTAAGGATATCTTCTTCCTTAGCTGTCATATATTTCATTTCAATTTTACCGCTTGATAATGGATTATCTTCTGGGTAAACAAGACCTTTTGAAGGTAAATCGATAATTTCTGTTGCTGTCATAGCTTTTATTTAATGTAACTTATTATATTCGGATATAAATATACTAAAAATAAAGAAGCTCACCAAATTTAGGTGAGCTTTCTTTACAATTATTTTTATTAATTAGAAGTTCAAGATACAATAATCCATTCCTAAATTAACTGTTAATTCTTGAGCTGAAGCATCTTCGTCCCAGCTATAATCGCCAAATTTTGCTGATTTGATAAATGCACCTTTGATAATCCATTCAGAAACGATATCACCTACAGGACCTAATACGTTAATAGTTACATCTTTCTTATAGAAATCTGAATAACCATCACGACCTGTTACTGATTCATGATGTAAACGTACCCATTCCATTACAGCTTGAGCACCTGAAGGAGTAATAGGGTCATGAAGTGTCATTTCGATATCATCCCATTTAGCTCTTCCTTTAATTTTACGATAAACGTTAATGTGGTTTAATTTAATTTCATCCATATCAACACCTACAGCGCCAATCTTTTTGATAATGTAAGCTGGAATACCATCAACATACATTATAAAGCGATTTTTTACTTTGGGTTCAAACGCTGTAAAAAATATTTCGTTCGGATCTAATACTGCCATTTTATTTTATATTTTTGTTTTGTTATAAATATCTAAATTTTAAATCCTTACGCTGGGAAAGAAGCTCCAGTTGGGGTAATGTTGAAGTCTAAGTAGATGAATTCAGCTGTTTTAGTCGGTTGTAAATAAATTTGACCATACAATTCGTTTCTGTCAATTACATCAGGTGTATTATTTGAATCATCCATTACTACTTTAAACGCATATAAACCTTGACGTTGTTGTACGCTTGTTAAATATGGATTAACCTGAGCTAAGAATTGATTTCTTGTTGCTGCTGTATTTTGTTCAAATACTAAGTTATTTGCGATTTGAGAAATATATGATTTAAGAGCAATTAACAAACGACGAACATTTACACGATCAAGAGCTGATGCTTTGGTTTGTAAAGTTTTCTGACCGTATACTACAACACCTGTTCCAGGGAATGTAGCGATTGGATTTACTTTACCTGTATATAAAGTATCACGATTGTTTTGGGATAATTTCTTTTCGGCTCTTACTACTGTGGATAAGCCACCTCTGTTAATACCTGCTGGTGCAAACCAAGGTTCAGATACTGAGTCATTATAAGCATATACTCCACCAATTACTGTTGAAGCAGGTACCCAAACAATTTCTCCAGTTGAGGGTTCAACAATTTGTACCCAAGGCCAATACATTGCAGCATATGAAGTATTTCTATTAAGTGCTTCTGTAGTAACACTAGATACATTTGATCCATAAGCTACAGGATCAATTACGTAAATATTATCACCACGATTTTGAGTATTTGATATGATATTTGTAATTTGACTTGTATAGTCAGTATTATATAAACCAGGAGTTAACAATACATTAAATTTATAATCATCTGTATTGGCTAATAAAGAGATCATATTATCATAATCAGTCCCAACTAAACCTTGAGTATTTAAACCGTCAATAGTATTATAAAAATTAGCACCTTCAGCAATAGTACCTGAAGCACTACCAAAAGCTCCATTATTATTTACTGGGAGATAACTTGCATATTGAGGTTTAGCTACACCATTATTATCAAAATAATTAGGAGTTGTTAAGTTAACTGATTTAACTCTAACATAATTTGATCTATTAGTAAAGGAACCAACATAATCAATTTGGTTTTCTGCTGGGTTGTAGCTTTCTTTTATATCACCTATTCTTCTAGCAACATAATTTGATTGGTTAGGATCTAAACTTAAA